CTGTCGTACGGAAACTGTTAGGAGAAACTTGGGCAGAAGTTTTAGCACGCAAACCTCATTACCTAGAGTGGCACTCACGTTGTCTCCGTGAATCTGAGCCAATTGGAGAGCCGGATATCAACCAATCTTTCCTTGAAGCACGTATGGATGCACTCTTGGATCTCATTTCCGAAGGAGAGAAACTCTACTCACTTGCTTCAACTCGTCTTAGTCCTACAGCCGTTACGATTCATCACGTGCTAGTGAAGTTGGCCGATAGACTTGATGATGCACGGGCTTTGTACGCTGCTAACATTAAGCGTATGCCTCCGCTATCCATGTTAATTGTAGGCCCTGTTGGCATAGGTAAGTCCCATCTGGTAAAATCTATTATACCTTACTGCGCTCGCGGTTTGGGTTTCCCACTTTTCGCAAACACGGTTTACAGCACCGGATCTGGAGGCGATCACTGGGATAATCTTCACGCCAAAGACGCAAAAGTTTTTACTATGGATGATCCAGATCAGTTTCTTGCCGATGACGGTCGGCTCACATCTTACATCATCAAGATTGTTAACGATGAACCCTTCTTGCCTCCGATGGCCGACTTGAAAGAGAAAGGACGACATTCTATTAATCCTTCTCTGTTTATCGTGACTAGCAATCAGCTTCATCTTAGCACTCAGGGACGTTTCGCCGATCCCACTTCTGTTCTTCGGCGCCTTCCTATCATCTTGGAACCTATTGTTTTCGGTAAGTTCTGTTTCCCTAACAGTACACAATTGGACCCTTCCAAACTCACCGAGAAAGAACTTAATTCACCTTGGCCTGATATTCACTATTACCGCCTTAAGATTGCTCGTACTAAGATTAAAGAAGGAGGTAAAACGGAGATGGACTACCAAGTTATCTTTGAACAAGCGACGCGAGATCAGTGTTGCGAATTTCTAGATGGCTTTATCGCCGAGTACAATCGCAAGAGAGCCATTCATGAGGCTAAGAACGCCTCGCAGACTTCTGAAGCGTATTGTCGCCTCTGCAAGGAGTTTCATGATGACCCCATTTGTCCCAACACCGCCGTAGCTATCGTTCATCAGTCTGGATCTGTTGATCCTCCCGTGGTTGAGGAGGAAGACGACACAATCAGTCTCCCTGAGACTGATACTCCGGTTGTCGAGGTTGTGCAAGCTAGCACCTTCTTCGAGAGGTATGTGCCTATTCCTATCTTTGTTTTTGTGTGTTTTTCTTATCTCACGATCATAGGCTTAGTGTACTCCTTCACCGTCTATCTGCGTTTCTTTGAGGCTTCTCAAACTATCAGACGAGTGGGAGGAATAGGTCTAACTTTCACTTGCGATACTGTCGAGCGAATCGTACAAGCTAGAACTAGAGATCAAGTTATACATCAACAACCAACCTCCCCTGTGTTGCCCCCTGCGACAAATTCTCTCCCGTCTATTGACTCGAAAGCTTTGCTCAAACTATTTGCTTTGGGCGAGCATGAGATCGAGTTTACGAAGAAATTATTCCTTCAGCTATCCCTCGCTACTGCTGTGCTAGTCACTGCAGGAGCTATGCTTATGGCTTCCAGAAGTAAGGCAGGAGGAATCCGAGAGAAAGTTGCTTCTGATGAGAAGAACCCTTCTTCTATAGCAGTTAACTTGACTCAAAAGCAAATCGATTTCTTAGTCGCTGCTCTACACAATTGGGTTCAATTGGATCCGGACTCTTGGAATTGTTCCCCATATCTAAATTGGGTATTCGTAGATGAGGAAGTTTTAAAACGAGCTAAGTTGGATTTGGTGCGTGGCACCACTTTTTCAGTCAGAGTACGACCTTGGCCTGTTATTGCTGGAGTTAAACAACAGATGCAAAAAGTGACTTTCAACGAACCGATTCCGAGTAACTTCAAAACCCCTAAGAATTGGGAGAAAGTTAGAGAGATCGACTTCAAGCATTCCGCGAAAGTAACCTCCGCTCTTCCCGAACATTTAGAGGCGCACATTCAGGCAGGGGTGTGTGTAGTTAACGTTCACCGACCATGTGCTCCACCTGATATAGAAAAGAAGATCTTCTTAACCGGATGTATGATTGCACCTTGTGTATTGTTAACTTCTGCACACGGTTTCACGCAAGTAGGGCCAGACGAAAACGTGATAGTATCTCTATTGGGCAAAAGTTTCAAACGAGAGGTCGCTGTCAAATCTAGATCAATCTTTTTACACCCAACTAAGGATTACTGCCTGATTTATGTTCCAGGGATCTCACGTCCAAATCTGATTCCTTTCATCGCAAAAGTTAACTCACTGTATGGTGGTACCGCATCAGGTGTAATCACCAGTCCTCACATTCATTCTTCACCTCAGAAAAGAATTCAGATTGTCAGTGTACAAACCAAGCAACCACCTAAAGGTGGTACGTTCGATTTGTATTACAAGGACGGTGAGCTTGACGATGGTGTCAGTGGCGCCCCTATTATTGCTGAGCAAGGAAAACATAGTGTGATCTACGCTGTGCACGTCGGCAAATTAGACATCGAGGATTCCGCTGGTAGGGTAGCCACCACCCTTGACTACGATTTTATTGAATTGGCGTACCTTAAGATGAGTGAGGTGCATGTGGTACAACAGATGTCTGTTTATGACGTACTAGAGAAAGAAGATATTGGACCTTTGTCACCCAATTGTGAGTTCACACATTTGAGGAACTTTGAAGGAATCGAAGGGAAGAATGTTAATTTAGTAGGAACTATTTCTAATTTTAGGATCAGCAACATGATGAGTAGAATTGTGCCCACCACCTATGCTCACAAGATCAAGTTTCCAGCAGAATTTGTCCCTAAAATTGCCCCACTTTTCAACCCTATTAGAGATTCTGAAGGAAAATGGTGTTCTCCTAACCGAAACTGGGCTAGAACCATTGCTGAGACAACATCAGGGATTGATATTCACGATGTTAAGGATGCCGCCCTTCTCGTAGTCTCTAAATTAGATTATTGTGACGTCGGCTCGCCTTTAGACTTTCATGAGTCTCTAGTTGGGAGGGAAGGAGCACCTGGTTTGGACAGACTCGACTTCTCATCATCTGCTGGACGTCCTCTAGCGGGTAAGAAGTCTAAGTATTTCGACATGACTGATCCTGACTATCCAGTCGCAAATGCTGAGCTGATGGAAGTCATGGAGCATGTTATAGATCAGTTTTGCACGCCTCTAACTAGTGTTCGCGCAATTATCACCAAGTGTCTGAAAGACGAACGGAAATCGGTTTCAGCGGTGGAGGCCCGTAAAGTGCGTAGTTTTGGGATGGCTTCTTTGATCTTGAACCTGTTGGTTCGTTCGTACCTCCTACCCTGGTTGGTCTATCTCTGTAGAGAATGGAGAATAACCGGAACGATGGTTGGAATGAACGTCCACGGCAAAGATTGGACTGATGTTTTTGATCATTTGAAGAAGTTTGAAACTCACATTTTTGGTGACTACGGAAATTGGGATCTTAGAACATCTTACGAGGTTTTCCTGGGTCCAATGTTCATCATTGAAGGGTTAATCACAAAATTCAAGAAAACGGAATGGTTTCCGTATCTAGGGATTATGTGGAAGTTAGTTGATGCCCTTTCTTTGCCGACTTACCTTGTTAATGGAGATGTTATCGAAGTCTACGGAACAATACCCTCTGGAATGAGTGGAACCGCAAGATGGAATAGTCTCGCAAACTTACTGGTTATTGTGATGGCTTTCAGAGAAATAGTTGGAGAGGACTTCTTTGATTTCTGTGTTGCTATCTTCTATGGAGACGACCATGTTGTTTCCACCAATCATCCCGACTTCAAGTTCAAGGACTTACGCCATTGGGTGAATGCTCACGGTATGGTCTACACCACTGCTGACAAGGACAAAGATGAACTCTATCCGCCCTCTGATATCTTCTCTGTCAGTTTTGTTAAGCGTAAGTTCAAAATTGATCCTGTTCTTGATAGAGTTTTAGCTCCGATAGACCCAGAAACGCCTCTCAATATGCTCAGCTCTATGCTACGTTCGGAATCTATCCACAGCGCAAGAGAACAGAGCTACATGCTACTTACTGATGCTCATCGAGAGATCTTTTTAATTCCTGAGCTCTGGAACTCCTTAGACTCGCAACTAAGGAATATCATGCAAACTGATTTCCCGGAGAAGCCTCCGCTACCCGAGTCCCTAGATTATCATGAATTGATTCGCGAAGCTACCCTCTAGCTACGTTTGGACCGTGATGTCGTAAAACTATTAGCGGAGTTACACGTCTTTGCGGTTAAATATCCTCCCGCAAAGAACGAAGGCCGCACCATATAAAATAGGATGTTCGGGATTTGACAATAAAAGGTTGTTGTCTTGTCCTAGAATTCATTACCTTGCAGAATTACACGCTATATCCGCTACCGATGTGGATCAACAAAACATCGGATTTTCCAATGACACCCCTACTGTTTTAGTAGAAGCTGCCGGAACCAACACTAACGATTTGGTTAATATCGTTAAAACTGCCCCACTGGGATCATTTCTTTCTAGGCCTGTGCTAATTCACACGCTTACTTGGACTAATTCCACAACCGCCTTCCACATTGATCCTTGGGCTTTATTCCTGAATGATGCTAGTGTTCAGGCAAAACTTGAGTCATATGGTAGGCTACGGGCCACCATGAATGTAGATATCCTCGTAAATGGTACGCCGTTCCACTATGGACGACTGCTTATTTCTTATTGTCCGAATGTAGAAACTGCGGAACTCCTAGCCGATGACTTACCCGTACAGCATTCACAACTCCCCCATGTGATGATAGATCCTGGCACCAACGTAACTATGGCACTTAGTGCGCCGTATACTTCCTACTATGCTTGGATAGATTTAGCTGAAGCCAACGCAGCCAAGGTCGGCGTTATTTACGTAAA